TAAGGAAGTGCGATATTGCGAAATTGCTCCCCTTGGCAGTCGAATTCAGTTTTATGCTGACACCCTATGAGGTTGAAGCTATGAAGATGACCCTCACTCAGTCGTACAGAGACCAGATTTTCAGAAGAGATCATGGACTCTACACGCGCGAGGCCCCTACGCTGTGGAATTGGTTAGGTCGAAAGACTCACACCATGCCCACGGCCGGGCACTGAGGTTGCCCAGAGAGTCGACCAGGGGTGTGGTCACCGCGTTCTGCGGCCCCAAGCCACCCCAAGTTACTGGTCGTTAAACTCTTTGGGACTCCAAAAGTGAGAAATAATTTCTGTTTGGCTCCTTTGAGCACCAAAATGGATTTTAGGACTTACAATAGCGACATCAATGCATGTGAAAGGGCTATAAAAGAAAGGTTGTTCTATGTAAAGGAGGGTGAGAGTTTTGTGCCTCCTCCAAAACCAAAACCCGGTATTTTTGCTCTGAAATGTAAAGAGTTTGTCGAAAAATTTGCTAAGGAAGTTTCGCCGGTCTCCCCCCTGTCCAAACAAGCGTTTGTTGACAGTTACCAAGGACGTCAGCGAACAATCTATGCGAATGCTTTGGCTTCACTCCGACTTCGTGCTTTCCGTCGATCTGATTCTTTTATCAGTTTCTTCGTTAAGTGCGAGAAGGTTAACTTTACATTGAAGTTCTTCCCTGCACCTAGGGGCATCTCTCCACGGAGCCCTAGGTACCATGTGATGCTCGGACCATATATCAAAAGAATAGAACATACGATATATGGTATCACAGAGAAAATCTTTGGCTTCAGAGCTATTTTTAAAGGACTTAATGCTGCCGACAGTGGTAAAACATTGAAAGCACATTGGGACCATTTTGATGATCCTGTTGCCATAGGTCTCGACGCTTCCCGATTTGATCAGCACGTGTCCTATGATGCGCTGCGGTTCGAACATTCTTTCTATACTAGATTCTTTCCTGGCATCAAAGAATTGAGAGAATTATTAGACCTCCAATTGATCAATAAAGGATATGCGAATGTTCCTGATGGACGTGCAAAATTCACTTTGAGAGGTGGACGCATGTCCGGCGATATGAACACAGGGTTAGGCAATTGCTTACTGATGGTAGCGATGATGCACGCCTATATGGTCCACGCTAAAATATCTAAGTACCGTTTGGCAAACAACGGTGACGATTGCGTATTGATTATAGAACGCGGACATTTAAAGCGCATCGGTGATCTGAAGGAATTCTTTCTCGATTTCGGATTTAACATGGTTACGGAACCTGTTGTTGACGTCTTCGAAAAGATTGAGTTCTGCCAGACCCAGCCTGTGTGGACCCCAGAAGGCTACATAATGGTGAGAAATCTGCACATCAGTGTGCCAAAGGACTGTTTGATATTGAAACCAGCTTCCAGTGTAAAACTCATTAACCGTATGATGATGAGTATCGGGCTGTGTGGAATGTCACTGACCGGCGGTATCCCTGTAGTGCAAGAATTCTACAAGTGTATGATTGATCAAGCCGAAGGAGCTAAAATATTGACAGACCCGACGTTAGATACTGGCATGGCCAGACTAGCAAAGGGCATGCAGAGAAAGTACAAAGAAGTACATTGGCGCACTCGTGTGTCCTTTTGGAGAGCTTTCGGACTGGATCCGCATAAGCAGGAATGCCTTGAAGGTCAATATCGAAACCTGATCATCTCAAAAGATTTAAAACCATGTGATACACAAATCAGAAGCGTTGTCTTCTAAGGCGCTGGGCCCATAAGCCCAGCATTACGCAGAAACTCACCTACCGGGCCCCCTGGGAAGCGAAGCACATGTAGCAGTGTG